CGAAGAATACGAATCATTTTGAGGCCTCATTTTTTAATGTCACGGATTTTCTACCTTCAGAAAATACTGAGCCTTTACGATTATCAATTAATCGTGGATCCTTTTTACGAGACTCAATATATTCTACAGATTTGCCTTTTGCTTTAAGCTGTTCGTCACATTCACGAAGACGTTTTTGGTTTTCTGTTTCCATTAGAACTTTCTCCATTCGCCAGAGATAAGCAGCCAAGAGATGGCAACTCCAGTGACGCCAAGCACAATCATGACGTCAATATAGTTTGCAGTGTAAGCCCAAGCCATTACGAATACCTCACGATGTCAAGAACGTAGTCAACCGCTTCGCTAGTGCTCATGCTATCGAAATCTTCGATCTCATCGATATCAGCAACGCTGATGTACGCAATCGCTTTTGAAGCAAGAGTAGGCTTAAGTATAGAATTTGCAACCATAGCATTAAGCTCTTTTACCATATCAAGTGTAATCATCATATTCTCCTCATCAATTTATGGTACCATTATACTATATAAGAAGGAAATGTACACACTTTTTTTTCAAATAAAAATGCTAATCAGATGAATCAGTTAGGTCACTTAGTTCATTTAGATTGTAAGTATGTATCGTACCGTCTGAGTCTTCGTACGTTATTATCACTGGTTCATCATCTAACATAAGCTCTGACAATAGCATATGGAGTTCATTCGCTATTTGTCTCTCAGCTTCTTCTTCTCTCTTCTTTCTATACTCGTCTAGACTTATTACATTGCTCATTGCAATATTCCTGAATTTGTCCTTTCTTATCGTAAAGGACTAGGGTTTCGATCTTATCATTATATGGTCTACTGAGTTTTTCAACAGGCTCTACTTTAGGAAATGGTGAGTAGAGGTTGATATACGGCTGATAGATCGGTGGGAAACTAAAGCTCACTGATAAACTCCTCAATCATAGGAAATATTGGATGTAGGGCACAAGCGCATTCTCTTGCGATCTCCATATGTTCTTTCTGTGTACCGTGACCTGATCGCAACTGAATGTAATGAATCCAAGAGCGAATCGTACCGTTCATATAAAGCCGTGACTTAGTCAAGCCTTCAGGCAGCAAAGCTCTTGCTTGCTCCTTTGCTACACCCATCTTAATCGCATTACGATATTCTCTCGAACACATCCATTCAACGCGTCTTTGCAATCTATCCCACTCATATCCATCGTCTGCTACGGTGATTGAGTTTTGCCGATTCTTTGGATCCTGCTCTCGACGTTCTCTTCTCTGAAACATGTCATCAAACTCAGTGTCTGGATTTGCATATCGTTGGCTGAACTCTTGGAATGAGAATGATCGATGCCTTAATATTTGACGAGCGATATCACGAGTTGTTTCAATCTCAAGACACGCCGACGCCATTTCAAAGGGAGACCAGTGTTCGTGTTTGATGAGATACCGTAGTAGTTTTTCATTTGTCTCAGTATTATTTTGATTAGAGGGATTTGATACTCTTGCGCAGTATGCAATGGTTTCACATAAATCCTCATGTTCCGATTCATAATTCATTGCCTTACTGTAGCTAATCAAACGTGCTGTCATAACTCTAAGTTACTCCATACTTTCAATTTGTCACGTTTCGCTTTCGACCCCTGTACAAGGTCTGTGTACGTGAGCATTCGTTTTTCAATCATGATCTCTATCATACAATAAAGATCACCAAGTTCCTTCTTCAACATCTCGGTTGATTGCTCACCAGGAAATCTTATTACCTTCGAGCAAGCTTGGATCACCTCACCACATTCTTCCATGGTGATAGTCATTAGTTCATCTTTCATAGTTTCCATCCGGATGTATCAGGTTTCTCATTATTACCAAATGTATTTAGCGGTTTGTCTGGGATAGGATCATCATTCATTAGATCCTGCTGTGACTCTTCAATATCATACAGACGCATCTTCGAACGGTCAATGCCAATTAAGAACCGCTTGTAGTTAGTTGGGTCATTATATCTATTCTTCAGCTGCTTGACCATAATCTGGCCAGCTTGCTCAAGCTCTTCTGTTGATATCAATGCAAACATAAGATCTGCTGTCGCTGGTAAGCCAAACGATTCTGATGTATCTTCAAGACCAACATCTGAGTTTGAATAACCAGATCTTGTAGTCTGTGTAGCCGATACAATCGGAACATCAAACTCAACCGCAAGACCACGGATCTCTTCCGCAATCGCTTTGATATAATTATACGAGTTTATAGCACCGCCCATTCCCTTCATTCTTGAGCTAGAACAAATATTTAGGTAATCAATAAAGATGATGTCAGGAACAAATTCCTTCTTTAGCTTAAGCTCATTGAGCAGACCACGGAAGTGGCCACTATGTGCTTGACCAGTAGGATATTCTTTAATGATCAGTTTACCAGTCGTCTTACGTGATATATCAGCGACCTTTGTTGTAAACATGTCCTTTGATAGTTTGTCTAACTGATCGATAGCAACGTTCAACAAGTTAGCATCGATACGTTCTGCAATTCTTTCTTCTGCCATTTCCATCGTAATGTATAGAACGTTCGATCCTTGTGTTAAACTAGAAGCAGAAAGATGACACATAAACAAAGATTTACCAACACCAGTGCCCGCAAGGGCGATATTGAGGGACTTAGATGGTAATCCTCCCTTGGTAATTCTGTTGAAGTATTCGAGGTCAAATGGGTGTCTTTCTTCTTCTGTGTGGTAAAATTCATATCTTTGTTCCGCGTTCTCTGTATAATCATGACCTACATTATTATCAAATCCTACACCAAGTGCTTTGCTTAATAGATCTGGCAATGCACCTTTTGTCAATGACTCATGCTTTCCATCAATGATAGAGATAGACTCCATGATCGCATTATGGATTGCACGGTCCTGACACCACTTCTCAGTCGTATCACTTAGCCAGACTTCATCTACAATCTCGTTTGAGAATAGATGTGGAAGAATTTCTGATGCCATACGATATTGTTCATCAGATAGTCTGTCAGCCTGATCGAGCTCGATCTGGAATGCTTCGGCAGTCGGTAGCTTATTATACTTTGCTACAAACTTACCAGCCTCTTTGAAGAGGATACGATAGATCCCTTCGAAGTAATCAGGCTTAATAAAAGGTAAGACCTTACGCATGAACTTCTCATCTGTAAGAAGATTGCGTAAGATCGTTTGTTCAAGATTCGCTTGCATCTGCATCCTTTAGTTGTACTGTTCCATCTTCTATACCAGATATTATAATACTTTCAAGCACTTTTGTACAATGTTCTTGAAGCTCGATATTGTCTGGTGTCAATTCAGAATCAGGCGAAGAATATACTTTGAAACTATATGTTAGCTTGTCCTTAACTTTGTTGAACCCGACTGCATCAAATATAATCACTGATTCAATAAACATACCCGATGTAAGTCTCACACCCCATGTATCAGGATCGTCTTCAAGAGGGACTAGCTCATAGTCCTCATTCTCCTTCATTGATAGCCTCGCTTACAATTGAGTATTTTCTTTTGATGAAGTCTGCGAAATCTGTTTCTGCCAAGATGGGTTCCCAGAAGTCAGCAGTGAGCGTATCCCGTTCTCTCGACTTTGGATCCATAAGCTCCCCAGAGCCCCGGTCGACACGACAATACCAACCGTTAGAAGGCTTAGCAACGTAGCCACCATCCAAAGCAACATCAAGCAAACCGCTCCAACGCTGAACACCACCTTCCCAAGAGACTGATATAGGTAATTTAGATTTTTCTTTAACAAACCTTGATTTCTCCACATTGATCACAAAGTGATAACCCTTGACCTCTGTTCCTTGCTTGTCCTGTTGACGTCCAATAATCCAGATGTTATCTGCTGAATAGTAAACGCCTGTACCACCTGATACAATATCTTTCGGGAACAGTCCTTGTTCTTTATATGTATGATTAACAGCAACGCACGGAATATCTTTCATTGTAAGATACGGTGTTGTCATTCTGAACAATGACTTGAGCTGCTTTGCACGTGACATATCAGCCACGGACTTTTCATTCATCGCATCTTCTAATTCTTTCTTCGAAGCAATATTACCAATAGAATCGATAATCACAATGACCTTATCCTTCTTGTCAATATTCTCAAGCTGATTGATGAGATCGAACTTAAGCTCTTCAATGTTCATGACAGGAGTATGAAGGACTCGACCTGTGTCGATACCATACGTTGTAAAATATGATTGAGGTGAGCCAAACTCTGAATCATAAAAGAGTAGGACTGCATCTTCATATTTCTCTAGGTATGCCGAAGCCATGATGAGTGCAAAAGAAGTTTTGAAATGTTTTGACGGACCTGCAAGAACGGTAAGTCCTGGTGTCAGCCCACCATCAATTGATCCAGACAGAGCCACATTAATCATCGGCACTGGCGTAGGGATCATGTCCTTTTCGGTAAAGAACTTTGAATCAGCAAGAACAGAAGACTCTTTGATCTTCGAATTCTTTTTTAGTTTATCCATTATAGACATTAATTATTCACCCTTGTAATTACGACCCGATCGCTTTGAGTAATTCTTTTATCTTCAATACGTCGGTCGAGAGCTTCCTTAGAATACACGGTATAGTGTTTTCCATTTTCTTTAAATACGCAATACGCTGTATCTGACCTTAAAGGCACGTTTCTTTTAGGCATAGACATCTCCTTGTGGTTTGTCTATTATACCATAAATTCATCCAAGAGTACACCGTTATTTGTTGGTTCACCTTGACGTTGTTCCCATCCGGATACCCAGCCAGAATTATTTGTGATCGTCGATGGTACGTGGTCGAATGTATCATCAGACCGTGGTACATAATTCTGACCAAACCGAACAAAGTCACACATTACGTCCTCATTATCTCTTGGTGCTCCACCCATGCGTTCACATAGAATATCCATGAACTCGTCAGTGGTATAACCACTTGATAATATCTTCATACATCGAACTGCGTTGTTACCAAAATATCCGTGAGACATATCATCAACTAGATCCTTATGATAGTCTCCTAGATCATACGAAAATGCAGCATAGACAAAGTTAAATCGCTTGTGACCCTGTTCTATATTGTACTCATTTAAATAATCTACGACTTCTTTGTGAGTCTTTTTCTGACCTGTGTGTAGCCAGTCAATCAGACGATCAAGTAGACTCGGTAACTCCTCGGTCAGATAATCGATGACACTGACTCCCTTACGTGGTGAAGGTGGTTGGTTACCAATCGATGTGAACGTAGCGATCTTATTTTCTTTACGGTGTTTGAGGTCTGCAATCATCTGATCGATAGAATCCATGATACCCCATCGATAAACACAATTGTTTCGATATCCGTGATCGCGCGTGAAAGAAGCGCCAGAGCCTGTGGCTCGGTGTGACATATAAGCAAACAACCAGGTCTTGAGATCCCATTTATCCGTGATGTAACTATCTACTAGATCAACGTGTTTTTGACCAAGAGAGATATTCTTCAGTTGATGGTGTCTCTTTGGTGTGTCGCTTCGGTACTTGAGGTCTTGCAATACGTTCGAGAATCCTGCTGCATTTCTTGTATAGCAATCATATATATCAATATATTGCATCAAATCGTCATTTATTTGTTGATTAGATTCTTCTCCGACGTAAGGAATTTTACCCCAGTTACAATTTAGCTGCAGCCATTTTGCTCTAGGGTAATAGTAGTTTGTCAGAATGTCAATTGCTTCTTCGTTGATCCACTTCATGATACCAATACAATCTTACAAATGTGCTCCAGTCGTTCAATATGTTCATATGCTCTCCATGGAGTTTCATCGATAGCAACGACTCCATGACCTTTGATACCTACAATATCAAATTTAATATTTCCTTTCGAATCTAATTTAAGATTCTCGTGACATGCATTGCCAAGTTCGTTACTTGTAGGTGGAACATCAGGCGTGCTTTCAGCAACTCGAGTATACCTACCTAGCTCAGGAAAGTAGTTAACGAGGTGATGGAGATCTAATCCACGATGCATTGCAGCAACCGTATATGTCGGATGTAGATGTACGACAACGCGTGTCTCGACATTATGCGGTAGCGTTTTTTGTAATCCGAAGTGTAATGGCAACTCACCGCTCGGATAAAGGTTCGTGCTTATCTCCGTGTAGTCTAGTGCTTTACCTGTCTTACTATCGATCTTCTTCCACATATTTGGCTGCAGATCAGGTTTACGAATACCGCTCGGTGTAATCCAAAAATGATCACGGTCATGATGAGCGATACTGATATTACCATCACGGACAGTGATGAAGTTTGCATCGTAGGCACGACGCATTAGGTCTGAGCAAGTCTCTAACATTTCTTTTTCCAGTCTCTGTATGAGTCTATCTCGTCGTAGATAGATTCGTTAATTAACTCTGGTTCCTTTCCGACGTTCCAGAACAAAATATCTCTTCCTGAGTTCTTAGGTATATACTTCCACACCTTACCATCATACGTATCGATGTTCGGGAATGGTGGAAGGTTATCTGTTTTCTCTGATGCAGTGAATGCAAGTGGTTCTGATATTGGGGTTGCGACACCGAGTTCACCTGCTTTCATATTCCGTGACACACAAACAGATGTAAACTTAGCATTTGGCCAAGCAATCTGGAGTGCCCGTGTGAGCACACCCGTGGATGTGGCAGTATATACTTCGTTAGGCTCAGTTATAGTTGATGCAGTTTTTACAATACCTGCAGTCACTTTCTCATGCTTTAAACCAAGCGGAACGAAGAAAGCATTCGGCCTCTCGTCTGCCCACTTCTTTGCAAGTAGATTCAGATTCGGCATTGCAGCAATACGGTGGAATGAATAGTCACATCCACG